GAGTATCTACAATACCCTCTAACTTTTCCTGCTGTGGCAGCAGCTCCAGCTATAACATAACTAATGTCACAAGCTGCTGCAATATCGTCAACCATATTAGCTGCTGTACCTGTAACATCTGATGCTAAAAACGCACCTGCTGCTACACCAGTTTGATCACCTGCTGCTAATATATTTCCTGCGTCTTCACATTGAACGGCCAGTGTTCCTGATCCTGCGTCTACTAGTTGAGTTTCAACTCTGAACCAACATTTTTCAATAACTGCTTTAGCTGGAAGTGATACACCAGTTGTAATAGTTCCTATAGAACCACCATCTACAGCAAAATCATAATCAAAAATCGCTAGTCGTCCAACATTTAAACCTTCAGCTTGAGCAGGTTGTGCACTTTCACTTGAAGATAATACAAAGTTTCCATTACTCTTGGTACATGTAATCCCTGTAGAACAATCAATTTTGTTAAAAATTCCTAAACTAGAACCTGAGTTCTTTCCTTCAAATCCTGCTAATGCATTAAAACTTAACATTGCCAAGAGTCCTAAAATTAAACTTAAACTTTTCATAACTTTTCCTCCGTTATTATTGTTGATTATTTTGTGCTACTGAAGCATCTTTAGCGGCTTTTGCCATCGCAGGGATAGTCTCTTGCAATTGTTGTTGTCTTTCAGCTTGTTGTTGAGCTTGTCTTCTTTCAGAGTCTACTTTATCCTGTGGATTATTTAAACCTGCTGGAAGATACAATCTATCTTCATAAAGATCAGCTAACTTATCAGTATTAATTTTTTGTAAAATGCTTGGATCAATTTGACCAACACTAGAAACCATTTGAACATAACGATCAATTGATGGAAGGTCAGCAGCTTTTTGAGCTTGAGCAAATATTGAAACAAAGTCAGGCTTTAATGCTTTACCTGAAAGTGACTCAGGTGCTTCTTCTAAATACTCATCTTCGTACATTACGTAATCCATTACCCATTCGAGTACTGGAACGTTATATGTAAAATTCAAACTTTGCAGGTTTGGACCAATTATTCTTTGTTGTTCTTCAACTATCGCAGAAGTTTCAGTTGCTGTTCTAGTCTTAGGATTTTTAGTTAAGTATAATAAATAATCAGCGAAATATAATTTATCAACCATACCTCTAAGATCACCTACATCTTGAATCAAAGTTCCGATGGCCGGGTTAACTTGGAATATAGGTTCTAATTTTTGTTTATTTGCAGCAGCTCTACTATCAATAGGAACGAAAGTATTTGGAGCATGAGATATGTAACTTTTTCTCAAACTAGCTGGACCTTGTAGAGCAGGTTTTAAAATCTGTTCTATCGCTTGATCTTTACTAATTGCTTTTTTATTTAAAGATTTAATAAGACCAAGAGCATCGAAAGTTGGTCCTTTTTCTCCATATTCAAAATCAGTTGTAGATTTCCCTACAACGAAAGGTTTTCTTTTAGTGTGGTGTATTTTTAAGAATACGTCACCTTCACCAGTTACACTTCCACCATAACCGAACTCCATACCTTCTTGGTACTGGTGTCCACCCATTCCACCTAATTCATAAGTTAATTCTACCCATTGTTTATTTTTGTAGAATACATCTTTCTTAGGATCAAATAATGGATTTCTTTTTATGATATGAACTACATCAATTTTCTGACTGTAGTTTCCATCTTCATACATTTTCTTTACACCACTTGAAATGTTAGACCAATCAGCTTTTCCGTTACTATCATTCTTACCGTACATTTCAACTAGAGATTTTACATTTAAGCAGTACTCTCTAATTAAAACATCAGCTTCACCATAACTATCATTGATAACATAGTAAGAACCTGGAATTAAAGTATGAACGTGAAAACCTCTTTCGAGTTCTTCAAAATAATGAGCACCAGTATTTACAACTCCGTAGTCATAATAAAAACTACCTGCTGCAAAATAATAATTTGACGATGCTAAATAATTTAAAACTCTATCGGTGAAATGCTGTAGCCACGCTTTACTTTTAAAGTGAGCGTTTCTCTCAGCATCCCTGGTTCCAATGCGAAACCAGGGACGAGAAGAAGAAGTGTTTCCCTCAAGGAAACCAGCTACGAACGACCGTAACGCCAAAATGTGTGTTGGATCTACTATATGTTGATTTTTTCTTTCACCTTCAGTCTGACTCAATATCCATGTAGCTCTACTAGGTAATGCCCATCTCAGAGGATCACACCAACTAGTTCTAACTTTATCAAAAGTTCTCTTTGACTGATCTCTTAAGTATTCACATGTTTGCTTTGAGTAATTCTTTTCCATTATAATCCTAGAAAGTCTTGTCCACCCGAACCTAAAGTAGTTACTGATGAACCGAGTCCACTCTTATTACCTTTATCACTTCCACTAGTTCCACCGCCTTTTCTACGGTTACTAGCTGCTGATCTTGAAGCTACCATTTGGTCACGAGCAGATCTTGCTCTTGCTTCATTTCTCTGCTTATTTGCATTTGCTTTTTGTTCATCGAATTGTTCACGAGCTAACTCATTTGCGTTCTCAGCAGCATTTGCTCCTGTAACTTCTTTAAGAGCTTGTATAGTTATACCTTGCTGTAACTTTCCGTTGTTATAACCAACAAGTCCACCAGTAGCAAAGTTAAGTCCTAAGTCAGCAGCGAACTCACCACCTTCTAAAACTTTACCACCGAAATCTTCAGCAGCACTCCCAACACCTTGAACAAATTGCTCAGTACTGTCAGCAACATTATTTACTACTTCTTCTATATCAATTCCACCACCATTACACATAATTATTCCTTGTCTAACCGTTTAGAGTATTCAATATTCATCTTCTCATAACCTAATCTGTTAAGCAATTTTCCGTAATCATTTTTAGCTTTAACGTGATGATAAACTACTTGAACACCCAATTCTCTTAATTGTTCATCACACCAAGAGATAAAGTCAAGTCCTTGACCTCTATTATCAGGATGAATAAAGATATTACTTAAAGAAGCTTGATAAGATCCTGAAAATTCTATGGGGTACTGTAGGTAAAAAGTAGCATAACCAACTAATTTACCCTGATTTCTTAAACCGTAGAAATTAAGAACTCCAGCTTCTTGTAGTTTTATAAATCTTTCCCATTTAATATTTAGTGGAATATCATCGTAAGGAGCAACTTCATGAGCATGAACTTTTGTTAGTTCATTCATTACTTGTATGTTGTCTGCAAATTTCTCAATCGTATAGTCCATCAGAATCTTCCTCATAATTTACATTGTATTCAGGCATTGTCATAGCTTGCTCACCAATTTTATTCTCACCGAAGTTTTCAAATCCTAATTCGTTTTCAGGAAGTCGATCAACAACATCATAAGCGAAAAGTAATACAGCACCATCTGCAATATCTGGAGACTTACCAACTCTTGATTTAATTTCAAGTTTAGGTTCAGCTAATTTTTGATGAGTGATTTTATGTCGAGTACCTTTGGTCCAGCAAAGTTGTCTTCTAATATCGTCAATCCATGCAGGATCTCTACTATCTAAAACTCCACCTTTCATTAAATCTTTTTGTAAGAAGTAATACATCATCGCTCTAATGTTTTTATATTCACTTGCTGATGAGTCAGGGTTATCTGTGGGATTATTTGCAAACGAAACAATTACCCAATGATATTTTTGAGCGTTCATTGCAAGAGTATAAATTGCAGTACCTTCACCTTGATCGATGTGAACTGCATCTGCTTTTAATCTTCTTTCCCAATAACATAATTTATTTTAAGTAACTTGATGGGTATCACCATTTTCTTTTTTAAGTTTATATCTTTCGAGTAAACATTTGTAGTGACCTTGCTTATACCAGATTGTACATTCATCTCCACCTGTCCATGCAGGATCGCACGAAAGAACAACTGGAAAATGTGAAACAGTATCTAAGTCAAAATCTATTCTACGTGCAAGAGCAGCTTCAACAGTTTCAATTTTTATAATAGAATCTTTAGCTGATTTTCTTGGTAGTCCTCTAACTCGAACTCTGAAGTCATCATTATCTTCATCACCACCTGCTTCAATTAACCATGCGTTAACTTGTTCAGGATCAATATGCTTTAATGTTCTCGTATCAATTCTTTTAGAGTGATAGAGTGGAGAGTTCATATTTTGTTCAAACTTACTTTCAGGATCATCGGAGTTACCAAAAGCCATCATAAGTTTTATCGTACCAGTTTCTGTAAATGCACCTGAAGCGTACTGCCATATAATTGCTGGAATACCTGGAGCTTCTTCAAAGGTATATGAAACTGCACCACCTTTATTATGAAGTCCTGAAATACTTGCAGGTGATTGTTCGGACCATGTGACCGTATCAATTCTCCAACTCTCAGCAAGTTTAGGATTTTTAGCTTTTATACTTGTACCGAACTTTTCAAAAAACTGATCAACATAACGAGCACGTCTAAACCATATATCGTACTCCGGCCATATAATTTGTTTCATCTGTGGATCGGTGTTAGCTGTAATTCTTGCTTTTAATCTTTGAGTAAACAGCAACATCAAATTTGTCATTGCACCAAAGGCAGTCTTAGCTGCTCCGTTACCTGAAGAAATTACAAGTCTGTAAGTTTGGTATCTAGTTTCAGGATTAGAATAATGAGCTGACATTTTCGCCCACTCTTCCATTTGCCAATCATAAGGCATCATGTGCTCTAGATCAGTATCTTTTTCTCCAAAAGGAAATATAATGAAGACTAACTTACAAAAGTTAAAACGATTCTCATTTATAAGTTTTTGGAAGAGTTCAATATCTTCAGTAGATTTATTACTCAAGAAAGAGCTTTACACCACTCTCTAAGTTTTTAGGATTATGGAGCTTACTTGTATTTATGATTTTTTTTAGTTCTTTCTTAACTTTTTTATTTCTGATAATTCTTTCGAGCTTATCAAGATATAACAATATTAAGCCCCAATCATCAGGAGAGTACATAATGTATCTATCAGTTTCGTTAAGATTTATTGACCTGTATTCTTGAGTTTGATTATCATAACATTCTACTAAATTAGTAGTAACATCATGAGAACAAATTTCGACTTTAGGTTTTTTAGGTAAGCTACCTAATGATGCACATGCGCTAAATAGAAAGATCCCTAATAGCAATACGCAACTCTTCTTTAGTTTTTGCATTTTTGATCGCCTTGACTTTGAGTTTCACTTCTTCTTTCTTCACTTCGCCTTCTTGGTACTCGTCCCACTCATCCTTAATAATCTTGATAAGTTTATTAAGGATGAAGGAAAGAGCGTATTGTAGTAGTTTTTGCCACATGACTAAAGAGAGATTTCTAATTCGTCTAAAAGTTCTCTTAGTTTTGGTTCACCAGCAGCAACAATCATATCGTCATAAGTATTTTCAGTTTTACGTGCAAGTAGACCAACAACATCGATCATAACTCCACCAATTCTCTTACTCATAACAACTAAAAGCTTTTCAGCTTCTTCTTCATTCAATCCATTGTTTTTAGCAATTTCTAAAATTTCTTCTCTTGATACCTTGATCATCTCAATCTCCTTGAAAGACTAATTCATTAAGTAATTAATATTAAGTACTATTTTGTTTAATCTGTAAAGTTTATTTGTAAGTGGTTGAATTATTAATACTTCCAGAAAAACACCACTCTCTTCCACCACGGAATATAAACATACTCACTATTATCTGTCCTTGCTGGTAGGTTAAGTCCTAATCGAGCTGCTGCAATTACTTCAGCTAAAGAGTCTACCAAATAAGGAGTACATTCTTCTTTCCATCTCTTATAACGATTCCTTGTCCACCCATGACCGTGACTCAGATCCACTTCAACAATTGTATCAAGTAAATGCATAAGCTCATGCCACAAAGTCGCTACAATCGATTGTATGTCTCTAGGGAAGTGGTATCTGTTCATGTTAATGTCATCAGGTCTAGCTGCTGTGAAAAACCCGATTGCTCTACTTCTCTTGTAATAAGTTTTCACATCCATCTTGAGATCTTCTTTATTCATCTCGATCAATAGTGCTAAGTCACGAGATGTGAAATTCTCTAAATACTTTCCACGATACCCACTCATTATTGGAACGTTACCGTCTTCTAATTGTGCAAGTAACTCTTCGTAAATATCATTTGCTAAAGTAACACCGTCCATAATTAACTGATCGTCACCTTCATACTTAAATAACTCTGTCATAGTATTCCTTTATCTTTTAACATTTCTTCAACTTCCCACCAATCAACAACTGGTTTAGAAAATGATTCTTCATCAAGTGGACAACCTAAAGATAAATCATCAATATAAAGATTACAAAATATCTTAGGAGATTTAGTCCAATACTTTTGAGAAGGGTTTTCATTTACAGCATAAAGTTTAATTCCATTCTCTTCCAGGTATTCAACTGCTTGAACTAATCTCTCTTCACTTCTCATAGTGACAAGAATTAATTTATGTCCTGAGTTTTGAAGATCTTCTAAAACCTCTAAACAGTTTTCAACTGGTTCACCTATGTCAGGATATTTTGAACTAACAACTGTTCCATCAAAATCAACACCTATATAAAGTGATTTCATTTCTTTAATATCTTCGGAAGTTTTGGAAGCTTCTTGTATAAATGTTTTCTACCATTGTTAATCATAACCGCTATGACTGATGGGTTTTTAAACATGATAATACAAACACATTTAATAACTCTTTTAATCTGTGAAATATTTAGATTAATATTCCCTTCATCCATTACACTCACTTCTTTTGCTACGTCATTTAAGTTCATCTTCTTCTCCTATTTTATAAAGTAATATCTATACTGTGGAAATACCATATTAGCAATTTTCCCTACAGCAAAATAATTATGTTCATGCCAGTAATTTCTTTTATCACTACCTTTAAGTTTTCTAGACTTCCAAGCAACTACCAAAGACTCTTTAATACATTGTAACCAACTGTGATCGTTTTTATGATAGTCGTTAAAATACCATCCTGAGTTTATGAAGTCCTGATGTTCTATAAGTTTGAAATGTTTAAATCCAATTATGTTATCAAGTGAGTCAGGTTTAGTATTTCCTTCAATTCTATAAGTTCTAAAAGTAAATCTACCTACAGTTATTTTAAAAAGTAAAAGATTGTTGTCAATATAAGCAATCGTTTCTCTTGGTACTTTGTTCATTATATCTAACTCAGCAGTATAAAGAACTCCATTACCAGATCTGTAACCATTACTAATGTCTAACCTATCGTGAGATAGTCCATTCTCATCAACATAAATGAAAGCAGCTCTCTTTCTAGAGATGAGTGACATAAAATGAAAAGGACCGAAGTACTCTTTATATTGTTCAATCTTATTGTAAAGTTTAATTAATATCTTACTGTTTAAATCTTCAAGCATTAACACTACTAAATTTTTAGCACTCGTGTTGTTAGTACAAGCTGTATATAAAACGTGAATAATAAATAATATCTTGTACATCTTCTCTCCAGTTTAAATAAAGCGGTGGTGTCAAACATAAGGACAAGAAGAACACCACCGCTACAACTTAATATAAAGGCTAGTTGTCAAAGCCTACTCGTTATTCGCCAGAATAATTATTCATCTTCAGTAATGTTTCTTATCACAACTAATACATAACTTACCTGTCTCAAGCATTATTCAAGTAACTCTATTTCTAATTGTCTAATTGTGTCTTGGAGAACATTTAACTTATAATTATTACTCTCCGAGATTGATGTTTTATCTGGAGCTGCATTTTCAACTGCACTTAATACTCTTCTATAAGCAACTAATTCAATTCTTATTCTATCGTTATCATGTCTTAAATTTTTAATCTCTTTTTCAGACCACTTTAAAGCTTCTACTAAATTCTCTTTAGTCGTTAATGGATTACTCATTTCTCATTGTCCTCTACAAACTTCTTAAGTTCATCTTTATGTTCTAATATTAACTTAGCTTTTGTAACACCGAAGTTAACCATTGTAATCATTTTCTACTACTTTATTGTTACTCATCTTCATCTCCTACTACATTGTATTGTGCTGGTATTGCATTTACTTTGGTTACATCTTCAATTTGTTTCTCTGCACGTCTTGAACTATCGAGAAGAATTTGGGCCATATCTTTCGTAACCCCATGTTCAACTTTAGTAGTAGTCTTAAACATCTGCTTCTCACGTCCTACTAACTCGACAGCTTTAATTTTATCATATAATTCATACTCAATTATTTCACCAATTATAATCTTCTTCTTCATTCCATTTATATCTTGCTGCTCACCCCAAAGATTCTTAACCTTTAACTTTTTAATAGCACGTCTAACTTCAGGAGGTATGTCGTGCATATTACTTTTAAAACTTCCATCACTATTTTGCAAATGAATAGGATCTACATCAACCATCTCTTTAGTACGTTCTAATAATTCACTTGCATCAAACCCATGCTTAACAGCAGACTTAGAAATTAACTTACTAATACAATTTGCAATGTCAACTCTATGTCTAAACTTATAACCTAATGATGAATGAATACCACACTCAGCACTAGCTTGAGGAATACTTTTACATCTGATGAATGCATCAATGAACTCTATAACCTTCTCATCGTTCAAATGCTTCGGTTTAAGACAGTCTTTCATAATGAAGTCACTCTCATTAGAATCTAACTCTCCAGATGGTTCAGGTATTCCTACAGGTGGACTAGGTATCATAACTTTCCTTTAAAATATTCACTAATAAAACATATAGGAATAAATACTAATACACCGAAAACCGCAAGTCCAATTGCTAATATCCATTGAGTCACAACACCCCTCCGTACGCTTTATATATTTTATCTTTACGTTCATTCATAAGCTCGCTCCACTCTCCATCCATTATACTTAATTTCTGTCTAGTGATAGATAACATTACAAATGCATCACATACCAAAGGTGCGATCTCAGCTCTAGCTACACTTACGTCATCTAAGTCTAAACAGTCTCTAATAAGTTTAGTCCTTTCTGATATTGCTTTTAAAAACTCAGCGTTCTTTTCAAGTATGTCCCAATGGTCCATCTTCTTTGGTGGTACTGGCATTCCAGGTGGTAGAGGTATCATAAGTCCACGTACAACTTTTCTTGAATACATATCTCTCTAAACGATTCAAGCATATAAATTCTTTTGATTATCGACCAACCTAACTCTTCTTCATTATTACTAAAAGCAACAGTCACTCCTAAATAGAAAGTCTCATTCGACTTACCTGTTAGTGGACGAATAATTTGTTCAAATAGATTTCTAATATTAAACTTCTCTATATAATCTAAATCCGTGTAGTATTGAAATCCAGCACATGTACCACTTCTATTTCTTTGACTCTCTAAAGAAGTGACAACATTACTTATCGCTGTATTAAATCTTTCAAGATTCATATTTAATCTCCAACTCTTTAATCTCATCTTTAAGCTTTGCATTCTCTTCAGTCACTCGTAATAATTTCATCTCATAAGTTTCTTTAACTATCTCTTCAGTAGGAACAACTTGTTCACAGTGCTCAATGTTGAAGTGTTGTAACTGACAACCATTGTCTACAACATCTTCTCGGTAATAACATTTTCTATTAATACATTTATTAGTCATTTTAGAGTCCTTACGTCTTGTTAATATGTAGTCACGATATGCATTACTCTCCACCATGTCAAATAGTTTATTTATAGATACTACAATTACCAAGATGAGCTGCGCCTCCACTCTCTACATTTATTTATAGATACGCAGTATCAAAAAAATTTATAAAATTTAACGTATAAAAAATCTATAAAAATATTATAGAAAAATATGCAGATTTTACATATTTATAATTTTATACATAGAGGTTTATAATTATCGTTCCATAGCGATCCATAATTTATAGTAACGATCCATAATTTATAATTATAAAAAAGTTTATAGAAATTTGCACAAGTTTTCTATACGACCTTTATACATATATTACAGTAGAAATTCTTTGACCCCACCCCTTCCAATCTAATTCATAATCTATAATTTATAAAAAGAATATACGTATCTATCTATATCTATAACTACCTGTAATTCTATAACACAGCTAACAACTAAACAATAACTGTTTAAAATATGGATCACGAGGTTCGCTTCTAACGCATCCTAAGCAGCTAACCCATACCATAACATAGGTTAATAGCGGTGCGTTAGAATAGATATCTATAAAACTGCACGATAATAAACGTTAACGTGCAATAATACAT